GTGTGGAACACAGAGTATTAGATGATTACGAACGCAACCGTGAATTAATTGATTTGACAGCACAGCCCCAAGAAATTAAAGAGTTAGTAGATGCCACAATACGTGAGCAGGTTAGCCACAAGGACATTGGGCAGGTTGGTGTAAGATTTATGCAATTCTGTGGCAAGTATGAATTGAATAAATGTAGCGAGGCGGCTGACAGCTTCGGCCGGTGGTTGAATGAAACCTACAAAGGTGTGTTAAATGCGTAATATTGTCATGATAGGAATTTCTACAATTCTTATTATAGGTATTATAACCATTACCGGAGTACGTGATGATTCAATTAAATCAAATAGGTTTGATTGCCGATTATTAATCGGTGGATGGCATCCAGACGTGCCAAAAGAAATAACAGACGAATGTCGAAAAGGAGTAGCACATGACACTAATAGCAAAACCAGTTATAGATAAGCAGTTTTGGATTTTACAAAAAGATAACGAAAAAATTGGTAACATCGAGGCCTGCAATGGTGGTTACCAAGTTAAAATTGATAACCAGATTACACAGTACAAAACAATTCGCATGGCAACTCGACACATTGACATCAAATTTGAAGCGCCGGTCAAACTTACCAAGCCAAAGGTCACAGTTGATCGGGTACATGGATATCCGGTTACAGGAAGAGTTTACAATCCTATGTGGGACGTTAGTCAACAGTTGCCAGTGTATACTCAAACAGCTAAAAGTAAATCATGGATTGCAGCTGGATGGTACAATGTACGCAAGGGCCGACACTGGAAAATAGTGCAAGCACCAAAGTTAATTGTACTACAACGCTATCCCTATCAAGGTCCATTTAACTCAGAGGACGAAGCACATGACAATGCATCTAACCAAGTTCGTTGATCGTGTACGTGGGCAAGAAGCCCGCGGTGTAAAGGATTTTGTCATGAGTATGACAGATGCCAAGGACCTACATGCTGACATTACACGACTGCTAATAGACCTGCAAACCCTACGGGAACAAGCAATTATCACACAAGAAGATCAAGTAATCACAGTGAAAATGGATGGGGGTACATTCTAAATACACCTATATTTCTAGATAAATAAAATATAGGAGTATTATAATGTCCAGACCAAAACCTAGCATAATAGTTGAACACACTAACAAAGCCACGTATAAGACTGAGCAAGTTTTGGCATCAGAGGGTGTATGGGCAGTGTTTTATGATGCTAAACCGATCAACCTCAAAACCTCAAATATGCTAGTACAATATCCCGGGCCCAAGTATAAAAAGGTTTCATTCTCCAATCCAGGTCATGCCAAGAACTTGGCCCGCAAACTAAACACACAATTTAAAACCGACAAGTTCACTGTGGTATTATTAACACAAGGCCAACAGGTTTATCCTTGATGTGCGTAATAAACAGAAGCTTACTGAAGAACTAGTTCAACAACTAGATACCGAGCTTGGTATCACGGTTGACCAGGCCATGCGTACATGGTGGCATAATCTCAGAAAAAGTGGTGGCATGCGTCTTACCACTAATGGATTTGATATTTTCCTTAACCACTTACAACTCAAACACTACGATTATAAATTACAGCCATTTGATCTTAATTCAAAACTAATAATAGCCTTGGATCAAAAATTACAGCAACCATATTATATTGTAACTAAAAAAATGATGCCAATACAAATAGTATTCTTTGGTAGCAAAGAAGCCATGATGACTAATTTATACGGCGATCTTAAAAAATTTATTGACAATTATACCCCATAGTGTTATACTACTTGAGTAGTAAAGATGGCCCGGTAGCTTAAATAGAAAAGCGTCAAACTCATAATTTGGGGAGTGTGGGTGCAAGTCCTACCCGGACCACCAAACAAGATAAATACTTGACCGTGGAACAGCAAAAGAAACCTGTAGTGCAGTATTACTATTCTGAAGCAGAATGGACAAGATTAGGTTGTGGTCCGTTACCGGAAGAGCGCGATCGTTCTAAATTACTCGATGCTCATGCAAAAGGTAATCCAAAGGTTGACGGCAAAGCTGTCAAGGGTTATAATTAATAATCATGATATGGTTGGCTATTTTTATTCTCGGTTCTGTTGGAATATATCTGTTAATTGAGTTAAAAGATTGGCTTGATAATGATCAGTAGTATAATAATTTTTTTAAAAGGAAGTATAGTAAAATGGCATTTGGTAAAGTAAAATGGTTTAACGACGCAAAAGGTTTTGGTTTTATTACCCCCGATGGCGGTGGTGAAGATTTGTTCGCACATTTCTCAGCAATCGGTGGAAGTGGATTTAAAACACTTAAAGAGAATCAAGCGGTAATTTTTGATATCGTGCAAGGCCCAAAAGGCAAGCAAGCATCAAACATTGTTCCGCAGTAAAGAATTGTTGTAACGTGGACGCAGGGGTTAAATCCTGCGGACCATTTAGGTTGACTTTTAATTCGTTTTCTGCTACAATAGTAGTATGAGAGTAAAGAATTTTGAGGTCGATTTAGATTCTGTAGAAGATTGCCAAAAGCTAATTAATCAACTTAAAAGTAATATAGGCGAACTTCGAATATTAACACACGGCTCTAAAAAGCAAAGAGTCCGTTCTGTATTTGAAGCTTGTCGAAAGATATACAATACCGATATCAGCGACTTGTATCGTCATTTAGATTTAGATCCAAACCCGATTTATTATGTCTATACACATTCGGAACCTTCTAAAAAGATTGCTATAGGCAAAAACGGTATCAGTACTTTTGCGGCGACATTAGGAATGGAGTTAATTCCGTTCTATGTAGGCAAGGGTGTTGGCGATAGAGCTTACGATTTAAACCGCAACGAGACGCATCGTAAAGTAAGACAAAAACTTCAGCAGTTCGGGCAGGAAGTATCTGTTAAAATATTAAAATCTGGACTTACTGAGATGGAAGCATTAATATTAGAATCTAAATTAATCGATATGTTCGGACTAATAGCTTCGGGCGGTAAATTAGTAAATTTGGACGAAGGTGTAAATAGTAAAGAACGACGCTTAAAATATAAAGACGAGCTTCGTGAGATAAGTATGTTATATAAGAATTCTGTCTGAAGTTAGACTGAAAGCTATGCAAGACGCGGAGTGGTGCCCGCCACCTCCACCACAAGCATACTGTGATGCGTTACCCAGCGTGAAGTTAAGAGGGTGAAAACAGTATGCTTTTGATGGGGGTGTATAATCCTTTCGATTGTGTAGGAAGTAAGAATAATTAGGAATCGGTAGGCGATGACCGTATAAATCAAGCAAATATTGTAAATGCAAAAACATCTACAGGCGAAGTAACTGTTTCAGGCAAGAACGTAAAGTTCTCTGCTCGTACAGTGAAAGCTACTTTAGCAGTTTAATCACTGCTTTGATCAACTATGATTAGAAACAGAAAATAGTAGATAGGGACTTCGGTCCCTATTCTTTTGACATCAGTGGTAATTGGACTGTGGGTGTAGCGGCAGGGTCGGACATAAACGCCAGCAACAACTATATGTATCATTACCTTGATTTACACGCAAGGTATATCTTCTAATAGGGTTGTCGGCGTGTATTTTTTTTTGATCTCAATCTGTTTTTACAGTCGGGTTCTCTTCACCGTTTGGATCTTTAATCGCTTTGCCAATTAATGCATTTGCTACCCAAGCACCCATGTATCCAATGAAATAATATTCGGTTAATTGGCTGTTCATAATCAAGTAAACAAATCCCCAAGTACTAACTACCCAGGCACCAAATCTGCTAAGTTTGCGTTCATTTAATCTACCGTTGACCGCAACCAAATCAATAATACTGATAGTATTCTTTTTGTCATTATTTAATTTATATAAGGCATAGATAGCAGTGGTGATCACCACTGCTAGAATAGCATACATTATTTCATCTGCGGTTACTTTATTATCAAACCAATGAGACAACATTATTTCACTCCGTCAAATATTTTCTTTTGCTCAACGTACCATTGTTGCCACCCAGATAGTTGATTAGCAACTTCATTGTATGTACCATAGTTTTCGATTACAATATCAAACACTTGACTGGCCGTCGAATCTGCAGGGATTTCTTTTAGTGCAGGTGGCGGAACTTGTAGTGTGTCACTGGCCTTGGGGAAATTTTGTGTTACAGGAACAGTCACGCATCCGGCCAACACGGCAATCAAACTTATGATTAGAAGTTTTTTCATTTTTTAACTTCCTTACGATTTTTGGCCGCATCATTTAAAACCGTGATTACACTATTATTAACCGTGCATTGCTTGTTCAATTGATCCGCTAATTCTTTCAAACGCTTTTTATTAGTTTCGGTAATATCTTTGATGCGAGCCTGCTCTCGTAGAATCTGCTCAGCTAATTTTGTATTGGCTTCTGCCGACGCTGTTTCTGCCTTAGCAACTTTTAATTGCATTTCAGCAATGCGTGCCTTGTACTCGGCATCTTTGGCAATACCACCTTCGTACCACACAGCAACCACAGTTAACAGAATGCCAGCAACTTGAATTGGTAGTTTGTATTGTGATACAAATGGAATAAAGGATAGTACAAAACTAGCACCGATGGCCAGCAAGCCTACCAACAACATTAGGTGGAAAACGAAATCAGGAAGCCAATTTAAAATAAACATTTATGCTCCTAGTACCGATAGTGCAAGATTATAACGAGCACGACGATCGTCAATACCGTTATTTCCACCGTTGATGATTTTTGTTACACGGGCAGTATCGCCAACATCACTGGGTGTGTTTAAATGATTAGTGGTCCAGAACCAACAGGCGCTTTGTACAGCACCGTCATACGTTGTTAGATACGCACTTACATCATCCACTGGCAGATTGATGCTGTTGGCAAACTTAGTACAGTTATCACGGCCGGTGAGTTGGATAAGTCCCTTACCGCAAAAGCGCCAGCCATCGCCGCTTGCAACATCACCGTTGCCCATGCGATTGGCATAAGTGTTATTGGCAATGGCTTCTGGATTACGGTGTATCGAAGTAGCTAGAGCATTTGGTGCGTATGGTTTAACTGGTTTATGATCTGTGCCTAGTATGGCATACCGATTTGGCCAAGTGTTTGCTAGTCCTTGAGCAGAATAATTTAAATTTTCTCTAAGGTCTTTGTAACCACTGGATTCGTGGGCAGTTTGGGCTATAAATTGGGCAATTCTCTGTGGTGTGTTAATGTCAGCGCCAGGCAGAAATTTATTCAAGGCAGCACACCAGTCGTTAACATTATTGTTACCGGGTATTAATTGTGCCAGCTGTTCTTGTGTGATTTCCATAATATCTGTATTTATCTTGCCGAATCCATTGATTCTTGGGTATTGATGTGTTAAAATGTTATACATCTACAATTAAGTCACTAAGTATTATTTGATGTAAAACTTTTAAAAGGAATTAAAACAATGAAAAAGCTATTATTAGCATTATTCGCAGCATCTAGCATGGGTGCTGTTCAAGCACAATCTAGTGTAACTGTATACGGTATTTTGGACGTTGGGTACAGTGGTATTAGTACTCGTGCGAGCACCCCTAGTACTACAACCAAAACACAAACTAACAAGTTTGACCAATCAGCAGAACAAACAAGTCGTTTAGGATTTAAAGGTAATGAAGATCTAGGTGGTGGTACTGCTGCAATCTTTACAGCTGAATTTCAATTGTATCCACAGGATGCGACATTGTCTGGTAATACCAATGGTGGGTTAGTAAATCGTCAGACATTTGTAGGTTTGAAGAAAAACGGCTTTGGGCGAGCGGCAGTTGGTACACAGTACACTCCAGTGTTTAACGCTGTAGCCGCTACTGATCCAGGCCAACTGAACAACGCAGTTGGTAGTGTTATCTATCCAGCAAATGGAAGTGATGTAACTACAACCGCATTTACTGTGCGTTCAAGCAATGCGTTAACTGTTCAATCCGACTCCTTTAAAGGTGCTCGCATTGGTGCAATGTATGCCGCAAAGAATCAAGATACAACGCAAACTGGTCCTAACACTGGTGGTACTACAAACATCAATGGTTACGGTTTAACAGCTGACTATACATGGAACAAATTGTATGCAGTTGCGGCATATCAAAATTTCCGCAATGAAACTACAAGTTCTTCTACAGCAACACCAGTTGCTACAGCAATGACAAACAACAACGGTACAAACGTAGTTGATGGCCAAACGTATATAGGTACAACTTATGACTTTGGTATCTTGAAGGCCTATGCTTCTTGGGTCAATCGTAACGCAACTTCTGTACTTAACTCCAATCAGTTTGCTAAACGTCAAGCTCAACAGATTGGCGTTCGTGCTTACATCACTCCGGTAGTTGAGGGTTGGGCAAGTGTAGGTAATGGTCGTTACACAGCATTTGGTGTTGGCCAACCAACCGCTAACTTCACTGGCTACCAAGCTGGTGCAAACTACTACTTGAGCAAGCGTACAAACTTGTATGGTATTTTTGGTTCAACCCAAACATCATCAACAAGCAATGGCGCCGCTGGTGCTAACCAGTACGCAATGGGTGTTCGTCACACATTTTAATCAATAATTGATTAGACTCACCCTAAAGGTCCTTCGGGGCCTTTTTTCATGGTAAGTAATTCATGTTAGATATAGTCACTGTAGTATTCCGAGACGAACTTCCTATATTACGAGTGCAAGCAGAAAGCATTGATCTGTACTGTCAGGATATAGGCCTTCAAACGATCTTTGTTATTGTAAATGATGATGATAGTATTGTTGATCAAATTGATCCAAGTTGGTGGGGTAGTTTGTATGATCGTATACGCATAATTCCACGTAGTTATTTTGATTGTAACTTTGTAGACAACGGATGGGTCAGTCAACAAGTATTAAAAGTACTGGCTAGCTCATTGAGCACTAATCAATATTCAATGATTCTAGATGCCAAAACTATTTTTGTAAAATCAACAACAATAGAGTTATTATTTCCAAACGGCAAACAAGCCGGAGGATCATATCCAATACAAGAAGTATTTCTCACAAGTGCTCGTATTGTTGGTGAATTATTTAACGTAACTGTTGATCGCAATGGCGGATCGAGTGGCGTTCCGTTTATTTTTAAAAACGAACTTATACGTAATATGATTGTAGAAATAGAAAATCGCACAAAAGAATCATTTCCTAAATGGTTCCAAGACCAAGGAATGGTCACTGAATATATTTTATATGTAGGGTACTGTAAATATCTATATGGCACCCTGGATGATATGTATAGTCAATCCTATCCATACCAAGTGGTTAATTTATGCCATAGTCAAACTGGAATTATTCCTAATAAATTAAACGACATGGCCCTGGACAACACCCTTACGGTTAGTATACATCGTCGTGCATGGACAGTCATGACAGAAGAACAAAAAGATACTTATAGAAAGTTATTAACGAGCCGACACATAAAAACAGCAGGCGATCTAAAATGAAGGCAATGGTCATGGTAGCACATCCCGATGATTGTGTTATCTTTGCCTACAGTTTTATGCATCATTATCCAGAGCTCGAGTGGACCGTGTGTTATCTTACGCACATCGTCAATGACCCCCGAGGTCGAGAGTTTGCTAACTTTTGGTGTCGACGAGGGATCACTACTAAATTTTTAGAGTTTACTGATAGCTGGAACTTTGTAAAAAATGGAGAATTAGGGTTTGATCCTGTTGTTGCCGCTGATGCGATTAAAGAAGCAATCGGCACTCAAGATTTAATACTTACCCACGATCACCGTGGAGATTATGGGCATGTACATCATAAGTTTATACATGATGTAGTAGCATCAAATCATGCCTACATAGTAACTTTTGCTGGCATTGGTAAAGGCAATATTAAATATACTATAGAGCCGGGTGTTTATAGCCTAGATGAATTTCCGTTGCATAAAGATATTGTTTCTGGTTTTCATCAACAACTGCATGCAAATGAATATTGTGTTTCAGAAAGAGTAAGAAAAATATTATGACAAAACGATTAATGGTAGCCGGTTGTAGTTTTAGTGCTCCAAGTCAAAAACTGCCGGGAACTAGCTGGGGCGAAATAATGGCTGACCGATTGGGCTGGAATCTAACTAGCCTGGCGCGACAAGGGTGTAGTAATGGCGGTATTAGAATTCAAATTGAAGAGATCCGTAGACAACGTCCCGACTTTGCTGTGGTGAGTGCAACCTTTTGGGATCGTATGGAGATCCCTGCTCGAGCTGCACCATATGATTGGAGTATTTCGGCTGGTGGCTGGGATCCTAAACTACAACAACATCTACAAGATTGTACATTAAAAAATGGATACAATCGTGCCGATGGTATTGATAATGTTAATTACAAAACCAACCATTACAATATGATATGTGAAACTATTTTTAGTTTAATCGATTCCAAAGAACATCCGTATCGTAGTGGCGCAGTTGACTCTCATACAAAAAATGCACTTAAATTATATGTTGATGCCATTTATGACGCGAACTGGAAGAAACAGCAGGACGAATGGATTATTCGTGAAGGGGTGCTATCAATGTACCTAGATGGTATTAAATTTTTGTTTTTGCCAAACTTACTTTGGCCGTTTGATCCAGCTAATCAATCTCAATGGCGCGACGCTTTTCCTAGCTTAATACCCGATCACTATCTACAATTAGACCCAATGCGAACCCCGCAAGTTGCAACAGGTACACACCCGTGCGATCCTAAGAACGATCCAGGTTATCATGGCAACCATGCCAGCCAAGAACTAATTGCCAACTGGCACTTAGCATATATGAAGAATGGATTTGACCTAAGTTAAAGTGTTTGTGGGTTCTTTGCCATAGTCCAGTTACCGCAGGTGTCAACACAGGTATAAATTCTACCGTCGGCTATTGATTTCTTCGCCCAAGATTCCTCTACAGAATCAAACCATGCAATACAATGCTCGAGACTGTATTCAAGGGCATTATTTTCTTTTACTACGTTAACTAACTGTTCATTACCAGGTTGATGCATCGAGCCAGGATAAAATCCAAGATAACAACATGGATACACTGTGCCGTCGGCGGCAAGATATAATTCTCGTTGTCTTTTATGGTTACATCCTATTGTGAGGGTTTCTGTGTCTTTTATATGTTTAATAGTTTTTGAATTAAACCAAGTTATATGACTTTCAAGCATGGCACCTATAGGTGGCGGATCTGCAGGTTCAGTAAGGCTGCGGTTGCCGATCCAATGACTAAAGCTGCCATCTCTGTTATATGCCGGACCACGATCTCGTCCGCCATCGATATTATCAAACTTAAAAAATCCTAGTGCTGTTGCTAATTCCTCACACTGAGCCAGTTGATGGCGGTTATGATCAAATGGAATAAATCTCCAAATAGCTCGGCCGCCAGCTTGTATAAATGCTGTGGCATTTTTAATTATTGTATCCCAATTAGTGTCTTGTCTATATAAGTTATGAGTATCCGAGAGGCCGTCTATACCCCACCCAATTTGTACCCCAGGTAGTGCTAATCGGGACCACCACTCGGGTGTTCGCATACTACCGTTAGTACTAATATGAATACGTTGAATGTTATTTTTAACTAGGTACTCGACTATCTCTAGTCCATCTTTAGCAAGACCAAAATCGCCAAGATTGCCATTAAACACTACTCGCTTAATTTGTTTTAAAAATTCAGGGGGTAGTATATGTTTAATATCTGCCAACCTAAGTTCCGTTTCGGGATATCCGCTATTGTAATCCATTCCTCGATAGTTGCGCATACACATCGGACAACGAGCATTACAACGGGTGGTTAATTCAATTTGGATTTGTTCTATATCGTGAAGTTTAAGCATGGATTAATATTTATATAAGTATTTTATCATGAAATATATCATACTAAGTTTTGGACGATCCGGGTCAGTCTTACTGGCTCATAATATTGGACAAAAAATAAATGCTCTTCCGATATATTTGAAAAATATTAACGATCCATTGGTCGATCCTGTTATACACAGTCATACATTATTAAACAAACAACAAACTCAGGAGTATACCAGGGTGTTTAATCTAAGAGTCGATCCAGTTGAAACTATATTATCTTGTCTAATAGCCAACCATTCAACCCGCTACCATAAATTTGCCGCAGAAAATATAGGTATAACAGACCCCTTTATAGGTAGCCTAGAAGAAGCCCAATCTTTATGTCAACGTTTTCTAAGGTGGGCGCAGTACTACTCCGGGACTCTTGATCAAAACGATTGCGTGGTTGTATATGAAACTATGGTTGCTGGATTGACCAATCCTGTGTACGATCGTATCTACCCCAATAAAAAACAATTAATCATAAACTATGATGAAGTTGTTGAAAAAATTAAAGATTTCCAACCAGAATTAGGAATTGCCAGCAAACCATTTATCGACCATCAAAATATTGTGGACATTTATCAGTTGACCACTTAAATATGATCTGCTATAATTACTTATTAAATTAGAAATATTTTACAAAAAAGCAAATATAGGGGTTGACAAAGTATAAATAAACCTATATAATACTATTATGAAACATTTAAACACTCATTCTTATTGTGTAGCGATATCAGGGAAACAGCCCGTGCCAGCCAATTGGCTCCATATTGAGGCAACATCCTTTGGTATTCGCGGCACAGATATTAATAGTATGGATTTAGAGGGTTGGGATGATTAGACAGTAACAGTATTTGAGTTTAATCACACAACCCTGGAACTAAACACTCCGGGGTTTTTTATTTTAAGGAAAGGATATTATGACAGATTATACAAAATTAAATGATCGTATTGTAAAACAGGCTTATGAGGTTAGTAATTTAACTCTAACAGAAGCTATGAAAACAAGACTGTTTCAGAATAAGATTGATCGTGCTGTTGAAATGATTGAAGCAAGGAAACTTAGCCCAGCATTTTACAAAGACAGTTATTAAGATCATGTAGTAAGTGTTATAGGAAACGAGATCCTGTACTACACTATAACTAGTACAAATGGGCGGACCAATTTGGAAATGTAGCTTAGTTGGTAGAGCAGTTGCTTCATACGCAACCTACCGTAGGTTCGAATCCTACCATTTCCACCAGATTGACACATAAACCGATTTATAGTATAATGTTTTATTAACTTAAAGAAAGGAGCATAATATGCCAGCAGTATTTTTAGTCAGCGATACGCACTTTGGTCACGCCGGTGTATGCCGCTTCACACGTAACGATGGTTGCACTCCGCTTCGCCCTTGGGATTCAGCAGATGAAATGGATGAAGCCATGATTGAGGCCTGGAACGATCGTGTGCGGCCCAACGACAAAGTCTATCACTTAGGAGATGTGGTTATTAACCGCAGGGCTCTTGCTACTATGGCTCGACTTAATGGTGACAAAGTTCTTATTCGAGGTAACCATGACATTTTTCGTGATGACGAGTATCGCAAGTACTTCCGTGAACTTCGTGCCTACCACGTTATGAACGGACTTATACTAAGCCATATTCCTCTGCACCCAGAAAGCCTTGGAAGGTTTGGTACGAATATCCATGGACACACCCACTCCAATAGGGTGCTACTACCAAATGGAGATATTGATGTTAGGTACCACTCCGTTTGTGTGGAGCAGACTCCAGACTTTGCACCGATTCTCTTCGAAGATGTATTAAAGAGGATTACTGCCGAAGGCGGCGTAGTTGGATTCAAGAACGGTAACGGCCCTGCAATGTAATAGTTGCGGGTCTTTTACTAACTAAATATTAGACCATGCATGTTCTCATACTCTCCGACAACTGGAATCAATACAACGAATACCGTCAAGGAATTCGACGTAATTCGTCAGCACACGTGATGGCTAATTTTTTAAGAGAACACAGCATCAGCGTAGATGTTGTTGACTTTTTGCACGACTTTACAGTGGACGAGTTGTCCAACATTATCAAAAATAATAAACCAGAATTTGTTAATCAATACAAACAAAAAAAATTAGAGTATTTTGTTAAAAATCAGTTTACTTTTAATAAATTTTTACCTGACCCAAGCAGCATATAACCAGCGGATGTTGTCAAGATCTGGGGTCTGCTGGTCGACTGAACATTCTGCTACCGTAAATCCAAACTGTTCAGCCACGGCATGATGTAATTCTACTGTCCATCGAAATATAGTAAAATCATAAGTTTTTGGTGCCACATAGGGATTGGCCATTTTACTACGCCAGTATATTCTTGCCGTTGGCGTCAACAACTGTGTCACTTTAGAAACTTGATTTTTAACATCATCCAATGTGCCATATTGCATGCTTCCTAAACAAAACGCAACATTAAATTTTTGGTCCGTGGTAAATTCTTCAAGTGTTGTTCTATGATCCGCACCAGAATAATTTGGATCAATTCCAATCAAGTTGGGAATATATTTTTTAAATATATTATGCCCGCACCCGATATCGATTACAGTTTCGTCGGGCAAAATTTTGTCAATCAACCCAAGACCCGAATATTGGAATCGTCCCAACCTGGCCTCGGCCTGCTCTGAAGTTTCGGTCATTTGACGATAAAATTTGTTGAGGTTGTCCTGTTCTATCATATCTATACTTATCTATAAAAATCAACCACATCAATAAGGTAGATATATATATCTTGTTGATGGAAGAGAAAAATGAAAAAAATTTGTATACTTTTAATAACTATATCAATGATATTCAGCGTTGGCCATGCCTGGGCAACTGACTGGGACCCAACTAAAAAAACTATAGAAATTATTGTTCCGTATGCACCTGGTGGAGGTTCGGATAGAACAGCTCGTTTGATAGGCGATATTTTTAGTGAACATGGTTGGAAAAATATTGTAATTAACAAACCTGGTAACAGCAGTATAATCGGAACCAACCAGGCCGCAAAAGCAAAGCCCGACGGATACACACTATTCATGGGCGGCGACGGCACCATGGATGCCAACCTTGTGTTTAAAAATGGACTTGAAGGTATTGAATATAATGAGCATAGCTTTGCTCCTATTATTCCAATGGGTCAAAATGCTTTTGTTTTGATTGCACCGGTCAATTCGCCAGTGAATTCCTATGAAGAATTTAGAACTTATGTTCGTCGCAATCCAAACAAATTTAATCTTGGATTTTGGAATATTCAAGAAGCCAATGCGTTTTTAGTATGGGCTCGGTTAGATGGACTGCCACGCCCGACTATTATCAACTACAAAGGATCTGCTCCTGCTCGTGTGGACATCTTGGGCGGTAATCTGGATTTTGCAATTGATTCTGTACCAACTACTGCCCAATTGTATCAAACCGGACGGCTTAAAATATTGGCTGCATTCACTGATGAAGGTCTACTAGAAATGAAGGCTGTGGACTCTTCAATACAGATTCCCAGTCTGGCCTGGAAATATCCTGAATTGAATGTACACATATGGCGAGGGTTATATGCACCTGCTGGAACAGACCCTGCTGTGATTAAAGAAATTAATCGTGTGGTTAATCAAGGATTGAAACTTAAACAATTTATTGAAAGAGTTGCACCAGGAGATCGATATGGTATGGGTGGTACTCCTGAGCAGTTGCACAAAATACAGTCTGGCATATTAAATCGTTATAGAAATATGTCCAAGTACCTAGAGTGATCTCATTAAACTGATATATTTTTCTCTGTAGTTTTGATCTAGCCCGTTGACATACGACTCCCACTCCCACGACATGGGCCAGGTTGTTGAGCTGTCATTCAATAGTAAATCTAACATCTCTTGTTTTTTATCGCTCAATGCTAACAGGTACGGTAAACGAAATGTGCCAATAGCCAGTTTATAGTTCTTAGAATTGTAATATTTTTGTTCAACTTCCGCGGCATCAAGCACTGCTTGACGGAACGTATACGCATCGGTTTTCCAATTCGTGTCGCCGCCATACCTTGAAAACGTGTTGTTCCCAATGGCAGCCTCATTGATTGAGTATCCAAACTTTTCTGGATTTTTATCTATATCACTAAGTCCTAGTCTAGGAGTAATATGCAAGGCATGTGTGGTAATACGTTTAATTAATTTTTTTACACAAGGCGTACCTAGCCAGGTTAACAATTCATCTTTGGTTTCAACATTGTGATTTGGCAATCCTAGAATAAAACTACCATCACCGTACATTTTGCCATCCCACGCTTCGTTGCATATATCAACAGCCTCATTGATTCGTTCTAGACCCAATCCCTTGCCAACTCGTTTTCCACTGGTATTGTCGATTGTTTCTATACCAAAAAAACATGCAATCATGCCTGAGTCTATTAGATTCTTTGCCATATTAGGAAAACGTCTGATTAAATCTAATCTAAGGCATCCTATATACTGCAACTTGAATGGCAAACTTTGACTAACTTCCAACAGCATATTGACTTTTTCCTCGCTGTCGTTAATTAAATCGTCAGTTGTGTAGTAGTGCGTGGTTCCGTGATTATAGTAATTTTGTAACAGCTCGTCTCTTAGCGCACTGGCAGTTTTGATATACTCGCCAGGTCTTTTACCTCTAAGCTCATAACTGCAAAAACTACAATTAAAAATACAGCCTCTGGCAAATTCAACAGCAAGACCTTCTCCTGGCATTATACAATCAGACGGATCAAACACAGTTGGTGTTGTATTAAATTCTGTAAACGGGTACAGCAAATCAGATGCCACCGGCGGCGTCAACGACTCTGTTTTAACTCTAGCACTGTCTGCCTGCACCAATTCTAGTAATGCTTGTTCGCCTTGACCTTTGACAAATAAATCTATAAATTCAGATTCAGGAAGATTGTTGATAGCTCCGTACAGCACTTGTGAGCCTCCTACTACAATTTTTGCATTGGGCGCCAGTTTTTTAATTAGTAAAAATCGTTTACGAGTGTGTTCAGTAGAGCAACCAAAAAAACTATACGGCTCATCGTTTTTTTTATTTTTTGAGTTACTTAATAAAGTTGACGAAATGCCCACTACCTTGACATGTTCGTTAAGAAATTTTTGACAAAATTCAACAAACACATTGTAGGGAATATGGTTCCATCCCCATATTGCCTGAGTCTTGATATTATTTCTTCTAAGGAAAGATGCCAGTACATAAATACTGTACGGCCTACTTTGACCTGGCGCCGATTCCCCAAATAGAACCACTTGATTGTCTTTGATTGAGTCAGTCATTTGTTTTATTTATGGGTAAAAACAATTAACCTAAATTACCCAATGACCACTGACATATATCAAGTTGGAACCGAATGGTTTGGAAATAAATTTCTTGCCCAACTGGAATCGTCGCGCACAAATATTCCTATAAAATTTAATCTGTTCGAGACTGAATTTGATTCTGCTGATTGGAGCACAGAGCCTGCAGAAACATGGGACCACTTGATGGATATTCGGGCCCAGCAAATAGCATCAATGAACAAACCAATTATACTGAGTTTCAGTGGCGGCACAGACTCATTGACAATCTATCATGTGTTTAGACGCAACAATATCAACATAGATGCACTGTATGTTAAATTTAAAAAAGATCCTGCAGAACAACACCTGTATCAAGACGTATTGCCTTTTATAGAAGCTGAAAGAATAAAATATGGGTTTCAAGTCTTGTATTCAGAAGAAACAGTTGACTATCTAGACAGCATATATGATACCCCTGAGTGGGTATTTGCCGACATGCAACTGAGAGTACATTTTTCTGTTGCGAGCGGATTTGCTGGACTCGAAGAACTTCCAAGTTTTAACAAAGGCATGGATACAGATTTTATTTTTGTGTTGGGCGTAGAAAAACCAAGAATTAAAATTGTCAATAATCAATTTTATTCCTATCAATCAGACACAACATGGAACGGATACTTTGATCCACGCAATGAATTTTTTTATCTATCTCCCAGGTTACCGGAATTACATATTAAACAAAGTTATATGTTGGCCAATTATATTGTTGATCTAGCCAAAAAAGAAAACAACTCACTTGAGTTTTATAACAACATCCACGATGTTCATCGGTTTGATTACTTGGATTACAGTATTCGCGGTTGCGGTAGAATAGGGGATTTGGCCAATAGTCGAGATCAAAAAGTGTTAAATCGTCACAACGGATTGGTCATTTCTGACTCTGGAATACAATATATTGGTCGTAGCGCAGACATATTGACCGAAGGATTTAATAGCAATTCTGCATACGCAAAAAACTATATCAATGGCCTGCGTATGTTAAAATCAGACTCTGTAATGGGTAAACTGTTTCGGTCTGAGACCAACTACTATTCGGTTGTTGATATAGAGTCAAAGTGGTATAAATTAAATATTGCCGTTTAATTTCTTATAAAAATAATCCGCGGTTGCGCGGTGGGTATCAAACCCAATGGTGGTGTATTCTTCTTGTCCATAGGATTTGACCATGTCTTGTTTTATAAAAGGATCGTCGTAGTTGATTTCTAAATCTGCGTAAATTATATTATTGGCCTGGCACACAGACGACAGTAAAATTTTATTTTTATGGAAATTATAACTGTTTGATTTCCAGTCAATCAAATCCCAGTATTCGGAATACGGAACAATTTCGTCGTTGTTTGGAGTTTTATAAACCATGCTTTGAAATTTGATTGATGCAAATTCTCTACGTAGATATGGTGGCCAAATGACAAAGACTGCACGAACCCGCTCTCTGAGAGCCATGATAGTGTTGACACCAATTCTGGTCACTGTATCGGCACCTGCCCCGGGCAGTCCTAAATTTAACACACCAACGGCAGGCACCAAGTTGGTCAAATGGTTGACCCAGGTCAACTCTTTTTTTAACAGTAGTCCAAAGGTGTTGCTGTCTCCTAAACACAATATATTGTCTTGCTCAAGCAACTGTTGATCATAATCAAATGTGCTGTTGTAGCCTAAATTATTAATTGTGTATGTGTTGCCGTTGAGATTGATATGTTGGTTGATGTGATTTTTTAGTTTGATATGATAACTTTCAAATTCCCATGCTGGTGGAAGATCACCTTTAAAATATAAATTTTTGTGTCTAGTTGTTCCTAGCGATTGTTCAATTGTATTTTTCATTTAATTGTTTAGTAAAAATTTTGACTTGGCAGGCTGAATTGATAGCCACTGATCTAAAAACGTCAATTGGTTGGAATTTGGCAAATCAAATTCTGGCATGATTTTTGTTTTTATAAATTCTTTTAAATTTACACAGTGATTGGGAGAAAATTGTTCTATAATTTTAGGAACATCTGGATCAACTGTATAGTTGTTGTATGAAATGCTACTGTTGATGATTTGTTTTATATAAGTTTTATTGTTCACCGGAGCATTAAACTTTGTTCTACTAATTTTGGTAAACCAATATGCTTGTTTTTCGTATGACATACGGAGTTGCAGATGTATGTCAGCGTACAACAATATCTTATAGGTGTTGTTGCTAACTTCTTGGTTAGTATCATACATATCGTTGTTAAACAATGGATTACAAATTAAAAGCACTTGTGGTTTGTCAGATTTTTTGAGTTCGGTGTTGTTGGGCCAAAATTCTTTGGCTTTCCAGTTTGTTGGATTGGTAGATAATTCTGCAGGAAATTGTTGCGCAATCATGTGCTGAACTGTTTCAATACTGTATTGGTATTGACCAGACAGCAAGAAATAGTAATACAGTGCAAAACCACCGCTGCCGCCTTGATACAGTATAGTCACATCTTTCATAGCAATATTTATATACCCATATTATGCCCTATAAATAACACATTGTGAAATCCATATTCATTCTGTACATGCCCGGACATGCTGGCAATTTCCTAACCAGGTTGTTTAGTTTGAGTCCAGAAACAGTGCCACAGGTACCGATTGACGTATTAAAAGACGCAGTGATTAACACTGGTGCGCCACCGGTGATTGACAGCCGTGTTGATCATTATGCATTTGATCAGGTGTTTAAAAAATTTAACACTTGGCAGGATTTTCATCGTGACTGGCCAGATTTTTATCAGCAAACTCTATTTGAATATTTTAATCAATTATATCCTGTGCCATTTTCACATGTGGTCTATTCTATACATCCGCATGAATTTGGACTAATGGAAGACAATATTGTTCAGACCAATTTTGACTACTATTATGTTGATCTTGACAAAAAATACAAACCTTGGGTATTAAAACAACAAGCTAGTTTGAACTTTAAATATCGACCTGATTATCAGTCTGAGCTCAATTTGTTTAATCAAATTAAAACAAAATATTCAATGACTCCGATTAACCTTACAACTATGTTAGATTCTGCCAACACATTCATTGATGAATATTTAAAAATTTCTCAAACAATGCAATTGACCGCTGACATTAATTCTGCTAGAATATTGTACAACGGATGGGTTAAAGAACGAGGACCAAAATGGTAACTACCATTACCCGTGCGCCCAACGACAATTTTACCTACGAGTTATTTCAAAATTTATTATCTACTGTGCCAGTTGATTTTGAAGCATATTATATTTGGTCCGGGCAACTTGACGAATTTAAAAAGTTTATTGCGGAAACTGTATTTTCTAAATCCACTGTTATAATAGGAATTAAAGATTTACTTGATTTATGGTTAGAATTTGATCATTGGACCGAAACTGTAACTGCCGGTGCCGAGTTATTGGCCGATTTGGCTTGCCGCAACTTAGATAAAAATTTTATTATCTTTACTAGCGTAGAAAACTTATCCGCTGAGCTTGCACTCTTAGAAGTTACAAACATACAACTTGTTGAGTGGGGTGGCGACGTTACTAATCAGGCCGATTTGTATCCAACAATAACTCCAGTGTTTGATAAAAATTTTAATTCTGAAAAAACATTTATTAGTTTAAACAGACATCCACGGGCACACCGGTTAGTATTACTAAGTTATCTATTTGGAAATAATTACAATGATCATGGATATATTACCTATTTAGGACAAAGTCGATTTGATTTACCGTCTTGCATACTAGATAAAATATCCTGGCAATTTGACGAGCGCCATAACATAGGCAGACAACATATACTTGATGGATACAAAAAATTTTACAACAACAAAGAATTACAGATTATCGAGTATGAGAACATTTATCCAACTCCTAATAACAATGTAGATAATTTTATACACAGGTTAACGCCGTTATATCGAAATAGTTTTGTTGAAATTATCTCCGAATCTAGTTTTGCGGCACCATCATACTTGGTAACCGAAAAGTCACTAAACAGTATCTATGGATGTAATTTTCCTATTATTTTGAGTGGTATTGGTATAGTTGACCATCTTCAAAACATAGGATTTGATATGTTTGATGATATTGTAGATCACAGTTATAACTCAATTGCCAATCCATATGATCGCATTTTTGCAGCTATAGAAAACAATCGCAGGTTACTGGTAGACTCTGCGTATGTTAAACAATTATGGGTGGCCAATCAACACAGATTTGAACAAAATATTAACATTGCTCAAAACGTATTATACGATTGGTATCGTGACCGGGCTATAGCTCAATTTAACAATATCCAATGGTATTGACAAATTTAACATACTACTGTATAATATACTTTTAAAACAGGAGATATCATGAAACCAAGAATTGCAAGTCGTGGCCCAGAAATTGACATGGAACAGTGTGTGCGCGAAGCTGGTGGTGGACGTTATGACATGGTGCTGATCGGCGCACAACGGCTTCGTGAGCTCAAACGCCAACACCGCGAGGATAATAAGTATATCACTTGTATTGACGCTCTTAAAGAAATTCAAGATGGACAGGTAAGTTTAGTAGATTATTTGGCCAAGGTAAAATAACATGTATGATATCTATGCTCTAGCCAGAGACCGCGATAACTATCTACGATTTATTACCGGTGGTGAGCATAGAATTGAAGTATTTTATCAAATTGAGTTGGATGGTGGTGGCACCACATTTGGGCAAGATTACCTGCCAGTTATAAAAGATTGTTACCCAGATAGAGTATTTGACCGAACCTACGAGTGGTGTTCGGGGCCAGGGTTTATTGGATTCTCTTTGCTATCACATGGATTATGTAAAACATTGTGTTTATCAGATTTATACGATCCGTCAATAACTGCCGCAGAGATTACCATTGACTACGAACCCAATGCTTGCTGTGACTTAGTAACTACCTATCTTTGCAAGGATGTAGGGCTTATCCCCAAGCATGAACAATTTGATTTAATAGTAGCCAATCCGCCGCACTTCAATGATATTACTATGAATGACTACACGGGTATTAGAATTTCCAAAGATATTAATTGGACTGCTCATAGAAACTTTTTTAATAATATTAAATCATATCTAACAGTAGATGGAATAATTTTATTACAAGAACACATTCATGGTGCAACGGTAGATGAGTTAACGGATATGATTGAATCAAATGGTTTAAAAATTACTAACAGTTTTCGTAGACCTAATGTCAAAGAAACTGCTATGTACTATATCGAAATACAACACGCATAAGGAAAAATATCATGGCAAAGCCACAACAAACAGCAAGCGAATTAAGTCGTACACTAGCAGGACAATGGACCAAGAGTGAGAAACGGGCTCACATCAGTCGACAAATGATGGAAAGTAAAACACGTACTCATGCCGCTCTTAAAGCCTTTAAGCAAAATCAAATTTTGAATAAATAAAATTAACGGAAGACTCCCATAATGGTATTGGAACAGATTACTAATCTGTCGGCTGCGTGAGCGGTTTCGGAGTTCGAGTCTCCGGTCTTCCTCCAATAATTTATCCCATTAATGTACTACCAAATAAGTAAAATATAACACAAGGAAACATCATGGCAAGTAATAAAACACTTTCAAAAAAAGTAAAAATACAAGATGCACCAACTGAAGGTAACTTCACTAGGGCAGAGGTTCAAGCGGCAATTAAAGCTGTTAAAACCCCCACACCAAAGAAAAATATAGACCCAGGCAAACCCGTTAGTCGCCCAATGGCTCCTATAGCCAAAGACACAGGTTGGGGCAAAACACTTACTAAAGCAGAATTACTAGGCTTAGTAGATCGCATTTATGCAAAACAAGAGGAAGAAAAAATGTCAAAACTTTCAGACACATTAGCACGAGCATTGGCAAAGAAACAAGGCCGTACTCACGTTGATGGTAGTGATACTACTGCCGCAACAGAAAAGAAAGCTAAAGTAAAACCTTTAGCTGGACCAGCGAAAAAACCGCCAACTCGTAGTGCTGGCCGTGGGAGATAATTTTATTAAAATGTCAGTAATATTATACACATCGGTTCCGGTAGAGTCGCACGAAGTTAACATTATAATTAATCAAAAGACAGTTTCTGCTAAGTTTACCGATTCATCTATTTTAATTGATACTACATTAAATTTTGGAATACATCAGTTAACAATTGAAAATTTAACTACTAAAAGATTTGGCATTACCCAAGCAATAGTAGGAAATTGCAACCTCCGAAAATTATTTTATCTTGCTTGGATGACAACCACAAACAATGAACGAGTACAACCGTGTAATGAGCTTTGGGAAGCAGGACAACGTTGGAATTTACCGTTTGGGTATCCTGTAAGTAATTGGATATCGGTTGTTGAGCAGAAATTCCCCAACGGGGTGATTGGAAATGATCTTTATAAAGACTATTGGATTTGGTATCCCAAATCGATTGACCTCGACCGCAATTCCCCACAGATCATGAAAGATTTTTTTGAGTATAATTTTAATTTTACAGTAGTTAATAAAAAAAACTTTACCTATGATCAAATCCCGTATATAACATATACAGAACCAGTTGATCAGAGTCTAATTAATCAATCCTATCAGGAATTAAAAAATAACCAACCTCTAGTCAATTTACTAGCAAAAGTTCCTGGGCAAAAAAAAGCAAATGCCGAGGAGTTCGGGTACGCTGATAATCAACAATGGCAATCGTTACTGTTATATCGAAAAGAAAGTCCTGGGTTAGCAGCAGTAGATCATCTTGATCGTTTTCCGGCCTGTAATAAATTAATCAACAGTTTAAATATGCCTTTTTGGTATGTATTCATTGGTATAATGCCACCAGGTGCTATCGTTTATCCCCATGTGGATGACATGGCCGTTGTCGACCCAGAATATATTCATTGGCGTGGATGTACGCAATTGTATATTCCAATATATCAACCGGTTGATAGTTATCTTAAAATAGCCGATGCCGGTACAATCGACACCACATCAGGAAATATGATCATTAACAGTGATATATTTACTCATGCCGCGGCCAATAACAGCACAGAGTATCGATATATGTTAGCTTTACGAACTAGACAAGACCAAATATCTACGTTCCCAATTACTTGTTAATAAATAACACAAGCAACGCCGGGTTCTTCCGACGTCGGTTCTCTAAGACGCTTGACATAGTGATGTCTTTACTGTATTATTAATACAGAACGCCGTCCGTAAACATCTTGTCGGATGTTAGCTCCAACCCAATACTGAGAATTTGTGTGAATAATACATTGTGCCCGGCCTATGTAGTAAACAATCAACATCGATTTTTTAATCGATGGCAAGCTCTACAATTTGCCAGTAAACATAACACTCGTGACGTAAAGTTTGACCTCTGGAATGATGTTTTTTCTAAGCAATGTTGGACTAAGAATCCCGAGTTAAGCTGGGAATCGTTAATGGACCTAAGAGTTAAACAATTAGAGGCCACAGGGCGGCCGCTGGTACTATTGTTCAGTGGTGGAACTGATAGTTATACCATCTATCAAACTTTCTGTCGTAATAACGTACACATTCACGGACTGGCCACAAAGAGAAGAAAAGATTGGAAGTATGCCAATCACACAGCCGACTGGGTTAAAGAAAATCATCCAGATCCTACCACTAAATTTATATCCGTTGAAAACGATGATCAAATAGATAGTATGTACACCAATCCGTACTTTATTACAGATCGCGTTAACACATACAACTTTGGGTGGGATATTATCGAAGAGCGTATGTTTTCAAAAATAAGAGAAGAGTTTAAAGATCCAATAATCATTATGGGATTAGAAAAACCTCGTCTTATATTAGAAAACGGACATTGGTACAGTGCATGCGTGGATTTGTTGTTTACTCACGTGTTCCCTCCGAATGATGTAGAAATGTTTTACATTACGCCTGATCTGCCTGAGTTACATATTAAGCAATGTTGGATGCTTAAAACTTGGTTAGAAAATAGTGGCCATACACTCACTGACGACTTTGTTACACAAGACTTGTACAATCCTAACAAAGTTGATTATTATGATTTTGCATGGGCTTGCGGACGGATTGGAGATCTCTCCAATAGTCGAGGCGAAAAAATCAGCAACTGGGAAACTAAAATTTATATAGATCCAACAAACATAAAAAACAGTTATATGGTTGGCCGTGGAAGCGAAACTTTTAATCAAGGACTGGTTGCAGGTAACACTGCTGTATTAAATTATATACGCGGTCATCGGATGATGCTGGAACCTGGAGTGTTAGAAGATCATTGGAAACAAAAAATGGTCGGTATTATTACGGACCGATTTTACATGGGCTCAATGTGTAGTTTAGAAAAACTTTAAAAGGAATCAAGATGTTAGGTAAATTTTTAATTAGTACTGTATTATTATTAACTGCTGTTAGCATACAAGCAAACGATAACATTAAAATAATTGTTACATCCGGGCCAGGAACCCCAATGGATATTATTGTTCGGGCTGTGGCAGCATCTAACTCTGTACAAAAAGAATTAAGAACAACTCCTGTGGTCTTAAACAAACTAGGTGCCAGCGGTATGATTCCAGTAACCGAAGCAACTGGCGCTACGCCCGACGGTAAGACTTGGATAGTAACTAACGCTACCACGTTTGGAACTTTACCTGTATTAACAGAAGATATAAAGTACGATCCTATGAAAAGTTTTGATCATGTTAATATTATGGCCGCAACTCCTAGAGGATTAGTAGTGCATCGTGATTTTCCGGCTAACAATTTTCAAGAGTTTGTTCGCGTACTTAAAGAAAATCCAAATAAATTTAATTTTGGAGGTATTATAAAAAGTACAAACGATCTTGACTTGCAGAGTTTAGCAAAAACATTAAAATTTAACTATGAATGGATAGGTTATCAAAGTAGTACCCATGTAGTTCCTGATTTATTAACCAATCGAGTCAACGGAGCAATTATTCAAATAGGCACAGTACTGCCGCATATTAAATCAGGCCAGCTCAAAGTACTTGCCGTTACATGGGAGAAAAGATTACCAGATTTTCCTAATACTCCTACGTGGGGAGAGTTAGGATATCCAATGTTAAATATTCCATCGTGGTACGGATTAGCAGTTCCGGCTGGTACTTTACCAGAGACCGTAAAAAAAATTAATCGTGCAGTAACTGCCGCCATAAACGAGCCAGAGACCCGATCTAGATTAGCCGCCGGCTACAATTTTCCGCTAAACTATGGCCCAGAAAAAGCCACTAAATTTGTGCAAGATGGGCTGGCATCTACCAGACGACAAGTGTACTTAATGAGTAAATAATTATTATTACTAGGACTTATAATGGCCAATGTCATCATTTTTACAGATAATCCACCAAGAAATATTGGTAATAAAAATTCTTCATGGTATTTGGATTATTTGAGTTATCCCGCTGGTGCCTATGCCATTGCTTCTCACCTAAGATCGCTAGGATACTCGGTACTTGTAGTTCCCCACTGTTCAAAGTTAAGTTACAAAGGAGTTGAGGAAATAATTTCATTGCATAGCAATGACTTGGTATGGGTTGGACTTAGTACCACTTTTTTTTACACAGTAAATAATGCATTATCAGAATGGCAAACAGCATGGCATGAATGTAGTGAGCCGTTAATGACTACAGATTTTGTTTCAAGAAAAGAAGCAAGAGAATTTAGACTTGGAACTCAACCAATATGGGGCACAACTGAAATTAATCGTATAGCAAAATTTATTAATAAAAAATATAACATTCCTTTTCTACTCGGTGGAGCATGGGTAACACATATTGCAAATGGCGGCCTGGCTGAACTAGAATCTAATGTGCATATTATAAAAGGAAGAGCCGAATTATCCGCTGAACTATCAACAAAAACTCGTAGTGCAGTTCAAACTAATAATGATACCTACGATGATACAGATTTTAAAAATAGAACTTATATCTGGACTCCAGAAGATCACATTGATTCGTCAGATTGGCTACCACTTGAAATTAGTCGTGGGTGTTTTTTTAATTGTGCATTTTGTAATTACGATCGAAAATCGACACTGTCTTATAGAAATCCAGAAAGTTTAAAACAAGAGTTAATTAGAAATTACGAGCAGTTTGGAATAACCAAATACATTGTCATGGACGACTTGTACAATGACAGTAAAGAAAAAGTACGGATACTATATGATCTAGTGTGGAGTCAACTTCCGTTTCAGCCAGAATGGACTAGTTATATGCGACTTGACATGATTTATGCAGATCCTGAAAGTGCAGAATTTTTAAAACATAGCGGTGCAAGATTAGGATCATTTGGTATTGAAACCTTGCATGACAAAGCCGGTCGTCGTGTAGGAAAAGGATTAGGTAAAGCACGTATTCTTGAAACCTTGTCTAATCTTAAACAAACCTGGGGACAAGATACTCTTATAATGGCCTACTTTATTATGGGACTACCCGACGAACCCGAAGAATCAATGTTAGAAACCATTAAATGGTTAGAAACAAACAATGACATATTTTCTTATTCTGCGGCACCTATGTGGATTACGCCGCCTGAGCACAGCAATATTGCGTTAAAACAACATCCAATATCTCTTGATAATCAAAAATACGGGATTACCTGGATAGGTGATAGTAACTGGCAAAACAAAGAAGGGATTACTTTTACTCGAGCACAAGAACTTGCATCTATGCTAACTAACAAAGAAAATAGAAATCCAATTTCTTTTGCAGAATACGGTGAATTTAGGCAAATGGGGTTTAGTCATTACGATATTGCAAATATAAAGACTGCCGGCGTAAATAATTTTAAATTCAAGCATCAACAGAGCTACGAAACAACTATACAAAATAAAATGATATCACGATTGGAAAAATACTTTATTAAGTGACGGTTGACCATTAATTCCCATTTTGCTATAATAGTAGTATAGTAATTAAAAGGAGTCGTAAATGGCTTATACCGTTTTCCAACATGATACTCGTTTTGGTCCACGCAAGGGCTTAGAAGGTCCTTTTCATTACCCTAGTGGTGCTGTATTATACTACGATCCAATAGCTGGAGAGTATTATGACCCTCGGACAGATTGGTATGTGAGCAACGAAGATGTTGCAGTTTTACAACAACAAATTTTTGATCGTTTGACACAAAAATCCATTTAACAGTATAATAGTCGTATAGTAATTAATTTCAACCAGTAGTAAGTAATTAAAAGGACACAGCCCTCATGTCAGAAACAAGAACAGTCACTTCGGTGCAGGCTCGCAAGAGTTTACTCAAGGCATTCAAAAAACAACGCCCATTATTCCTCTGGGGTCCTCCTGGAATTGGTAAATCAGAATTAGTAGCAGATATCACTGAGGAACTCGGTGGCATTATGATCGACCTTCGCTTGGGTCAGATGGAGCCCACAGACATTCGTGGTATTCCGTTTTATAATAAAGACAACGGCAAGATGGACTGGGCTGAACCAATTGATTTGCCAAGTGAAGAACTTGCTAGTCAGTATCCGATTGTAGTCCTGTTCCTAGATGAAATGAATGCAAGTGCTCCTAGTGTTCAAGCCGCGGCATATCAACTAATCTTAAATCGTCGTATCGGTAAATATCATTTGCCAAAAAATGTAGTAATGGTTGCCGCAGGTAATCGTGAGTCAGACAAGGGTGTTACATATCGCATGCCGACACCCTTGGCAAACCGTTTTATTCACCAAGAGATGAAGTGTGATTTTACATCTTGGCAAGAGTGGGCTGTGAACAAGAACATCCACAAAGACGTGGTCGGTTACTTGTCATACGCCAAGCAAGATTTATACGACTTTGATGCTAAGTCAGCAAGCCGTGCCTTTGCAACACCACGCTCGTGGACCTTTGTAAGCGAATTGCTGGAAGATGAAGACAGCGATGATGATACAATTACCAACTTGATTGCTGGTACAGTGGGCGAAGGCCTTGCTATCAAGTTCATGGCACACCGCAAGATTGCTGGTCGTATGCCCAAGCCAGAAGACATCTTGTCTGGTAAGGAAAAAGAGCTGAATGTTAAAGAAGTCTCAGCAATGTACAGTTTGGTGATTAGTATGTGCTACGAGCTTAAGGCCGCAATTGAAGCCAAGGTGTCGGATAAACAGTTCCACGAAATGGCCGATAACTTCTTTGGTTACATGATGAAGAACTTTGAAACTGAGTTGGTGGTGATGGGAGCCCGCATAGCACTCACGACATATAATTTGCCATTCCAACCAACCAAGTTGAAAAACTTTGATGAATTTCACCAACGCTACGGCAAGTATATTTTACAGGCAAGCGCCTAACTAGTTTAGGAGGGTGGTGTTGATTTTAAACACAGGGCTGTGCTTGCACCACCCTCCTTCCATTTAAAGGACCGATATGGGATTTGTAGTTTACTGTATAGCAAGTGGCGAATTGATGCGTTACTATGACACTGAGTCAAAGGCACAAGCACAGGTCACTGGGCACAATCGCAAGGCAATCATTGCAACCCTTAAAGGTGACGAGTATGCCAGAGAATGGAAATGTTGTTCTTGGGAGGACTTTGAACAAGTGTTTAACGCAGAGTATCAAGCACACAAGTGGCATTACCTAAATAGGTCTAGTCACTAATGAACTTTACAATTACTCGACTAGATCGTAGACACAGTTATTGGGACTACTATGACTACATGATTGAGTTTAAAAAGACCGAGAATTGGTTGCACAAAACCTATTCAGGTGTACTAGAATTTGATCGTAGCCGGCGTTGGTTTAATGAAACTTACGGATGGAGCCAAGATATAGAAACCCGTACAGAAATGCTTAAGGTCATGGATGCTCAACAAATACACGAGCTTGATAATATCAATACTCATTGGGCCTACAGCATTAGATATCAAGAGTATCGTATCTATGTCAACGAGTCAGCACTAACTATGTTTAAATTAAAGTGGTCCGGCAATGCTTAGGGTTGATTTTCATGTCCCTATGAGTCGTATGGAGGAAGTTACTGCATGGTTGACTGATTCCATTGGCCCAAGTTGGGAAGGCTACGATGTACATAACTGGAGCTACGGCGAGGAATATCAATCATTATGGTTCACAGATGAGCGAGATGCTATATTGTTTAAACTGAAATGGGCAGGCAATGAAAACATTTAAACGTACTGTTATCATTCGTGAGCGAGATCTTACAGGTCTTATGTATAAGACTATTAAGAAGGGCTTGTTTGATCGTATTGATGTTGAACCGTTGACTTACCAAGAGATCCAGAACGAAATCTTGCTAGATACCCTTAAAGGAAAAGTGCAACGGGGTCATTCTGCATTGCCCGATGTTTATGGAACACTAATGTATAAAGAAGGTAACTTGTATAACAAACAGTATTTGTCGTGGTTCCTAACTATGGATTATCCTAACGGACAGATCTATGTACAGAGTCGTGCTGGCGAACCAACTGATCCCTTACATCGTGTAACCTTTGAAAAAGATTATGCCTAGAGTACTGGACAAAACACTATGGCCTTGCCAGATTGATACTGACTTTGTCAGCATCGACGATTCTTTTGAGCGGCAAGCGTGGCTCAAGGCGAATGTTGGGGCACAACATACAGACTGGCATTTAACAAGTCCGGCAATGAGTGAACAGCGTTGGCACTTTGCCCGTGAGCAGGATGCAGTCTTGTTTCAATTAAGGTGGGCATGATAGACGATAATTGGCGCACATCCGCTGGACCATGGCATCCATATTATACATGGCAACCACGTCGGATTAACGGTAAGTGGTATTGGCTAACTACTGTGTATCGTAGAGAACGGAACATAATAATTTACCCATCTCAAGGCTACGAGTTTGGTGATGGATTTGACGTATTGAGAGATGCATAATGATTAGAGTTAATGTTATGGAAGATGCATTTAATCGTGCGTTTTGGAATGCCAAGCGTGCCTTGCCGATTGAGCATTTAGAACGGCCAAGGCAGTATGGCCAACGGTGGCGTGAAGCGTTTAAGTGTAGGCCAGATTCCAACAGCGATTGTAGCGAAATTTATTATGTGTTTGATCAGGATGCGGATTACACTTGGTTTATGTTGCAATGGGGATGAAGTTAACCGTGCCTGTGCGTAATGCCGCGGATGCATTGGTTCTTAAACAGCAGGTCGAGGAGTCTTATTTGGACTTTACATGGCGGTATACTCCGCAAGTAAATAACTGGTTAGGCGATGAGATTATAACTCCCGGAACAGTGGAGTTTGAGTTTAAGGATGAACAGATGGCAACATATTTTCAGTTGAAGTGGGCTCGATGAATTATTATTACGAAATAAATCCTGGATACGATGGTACCATCTTTGGTGACAAATGGCGCTATTGGTGTATGTACAACTGTAGCCCTGCGGACAACGGCAAGATGTGTTTTAAAACCCACGATGACTTTGTGGCTCGTAGCAGTCGTGTATGGGTGGAGAATACCAACAGTGTTTACCAAGTTAAGCCTGATTGGTATGGTATGCGTGGACAAGTAGATCCACACGAGTTTACTATAGTTAAACTAAAGGCAAAAACAATCAAATGGTGGTCAGGTGAGTAAAGACGAATACTACGCAGATACAGCGGCTCGCCTGGATACTATCATAGGTGGTGATACTAGCCATTTCCTACGTCTACAACGAGTTCGCAACGAATGGGATGAGCTTGCTCGTGCCGTGCCTATTGGACAAGGATTCCTTACATTTAACGACTATGTTAGAGAATACTACGGAATTAAATTAGGTGTAGACTCCTACACTGGTGGCGTACAGCTAGATTATGATATTGTAGACGAAAAGAAATACACTATGTTCCTATTAAAGTTTGGCAGATAATGCACGTAAACAATTTTTCTCTTCCTAGACCGCCAGAAGGAGCACTGAATCAGTGCCATTTGGTTGTGGTTAATGATCCTGCATTTCGTATGTGGGCAATGAAGAAGTACTGTAGAGAAAATAATCTAAGTTTAATGTGGTCCGAGTTAGTCGAAACGTCGGATGTTAGTGCATTGTTTGATGAAGCCGCGGCCTTTTACTTTATCGATCCTGCAGATGCTACCTTGTTTAGATTAAAGTTTAAGTAATGGCTATCGATCGTAACCCACGCTTGACTATTCCGGTAAAAACTTATACTCATTGGACTGAGTGCGAACCTTGGTGTCAAGTTTACGTAGGTGTATGGAACGAAACATGGTGGAAAGATTTTCCCGACATGGCCATGGCAGTGGTTGTAGAAGGGCCTCACGAAGATTGTTATTGGTTTCGCAACGAGCGAGATGCATTAATGTTCAGGTTGAAGTTTGTATGATATGGAGTATGATCATTGCCAAGATATTAACCACAGTTATGTCTTGGTTAGATGCCGGCAGCCAGCAACTAACTTATCCAGATTATGCTGTGGGCCTAATGTGTGGTGAATCCCTAGCGCAACTCTTTTACGAGATGGATTGTTGTCGCCTAGGAAATTATGACTACCATCTGCTACTTTGTGCAGATTACGATTAGTTGTAGTTGCCGAATTTTTTTTATCGTGGTCTGGATAAAGTTCTCTTAGCTTACGATTATTGTCCGATCCTGTCCACGGATGTGTTCCGTTAGCTACTCGTCTTAAATTATTTAATGTAGCAAGTTCAGAGAATGCTTGGGGTGATAATAACTTACGCTGAGAAGCAATAAGATAACAAGCACCGTAATCGCCTTGAGCATAATGTATATCATAATGCTCTTGAATAGATACTGCTGTTAAGTTAGCCGGATCGTTGTTGGTATAATCACCATCTATGTGGTGTATCTCATACTTACGCCCATCATTGTCGTTTGGAATTGGACCATATGCTTGTTTGTATATTTTACGGTAGTCTGCTCGACGATAAGTATTCATGCTGATTAGTTCCTTTTTAACTATTAGAGCTCCTGGATGTTTCTGCATCGCGAGGGGCACTTTTATTTAGTATCATTTGACATATAAACCATTTTAACTTATAATATAAAAATGAAGACCACCGTTAAAAAGAATCTAATCATATTTCATAGTGTGCGTGAGTTTGAAGAATTACACCATCGGTTGTTTGAAGAACATGGGCGTGCCACTATGCTAGTAAGCTGGCGGATGAAACGCAAACTAGGATTTACTATCCGTCATCACAAAGGACTTGTTCCATATTTGGAAAAATATGGCAATCCCATGGGCAACCCATTGACTGCCGGTGATTCTCACAGCAACGACTTACTAAAAAAATTCACAGAAGAAAATAAACACAAAATGGCCCACGAAGATCAAATCCATCTTGATTTTTGGAACGAGGCAAGTATGAGCTTTTTCATGCTAAAATACCTAAATAACTAGCGGTTGATACTAAATACTTAATATACATAGGGTCAACTATCATGCTACATGAATTGCAAGAACTAATAATCAACACAAATTCTCGTGTTATCGGGCAGGTGTTAAAAAATAAAACAAATACAGAATTGCATAAGTGGGTTATGAGTGAGTCGGCGTTACTAGTTGATTGCACTATGAAAGAAAGAATATACTATATATTAAACAAAAAACCAAATCCAGTATGCAAGGAGGGAAATAAAATGACCTTCAATACAAAAACACATCAATACGGATTTTGTGATAATATTAGTAACTGTGCGTGTTTTGCCTCTTATATTAGTGAGTCAAGAAAAGGGTGTGACATGAGCCATGTGATTGACAAAAGGGTGGAAACATGGCTTGAGAAATATGGTGTAGAAAATATTAGCCAATCGGCCACAGTTCAAAAAAAACGCAGTAGCACCATTAAATCAAGAAATTATGATAAACTGTATAACAGATTATCATACGATAAACAATCGCAGGGCTTTGAGCAAGTTGTAACCCGACTTGCAAATCATGTCACTCCGATGTTTACTCGAGATAGTTATATTGGTAGTTCCAGAAAAAACTTCTATTCATGGAAATGTATTATATGTAATAATCAATTCGATGATCATGTTGACTATGGTAGAATTCCTAGATGTAAAACTTGCTACCCACATAATAAATCCAAAGGTGAATTAGAATTACAAAATTATTTAGATTCATTGCAAATTAAATATACCTGCAATGATCGTAGTATATTGGGTGATTTAGAATATGACATTTATATTCCTGAAAAAAAGATTGCTATTGAATTTAATGGTGTATATTGGCATTCGACTGAGTTCAAAGATTCGGATTATCATGTAAATAAGTTTTTGCGTAGCGCCGAGGTAGGAATTCATCTAATTAGTATATTCGAAGATGAATGGATTAATAAAAAAGAAATAGTATGTAGTCGGTTAGCAAGTGTATTAGGATGTTCTAAAACAATACCTGCTAGAAAATGTAAAATTGTAGAATTGAGCGGGAAAGATTATAGACAATTTGTCCAAACATATCACTTGCAAGGAACAACTTCGGCAACCTATAAATATGGGCTAGTGTATCAGGGCGAGCTTATTTCAGTAATGAGCTTTAGTAAATCCAGATATACCAATGATGATTATGAATTAATGCGATATTGTTCTAAAGATACTGTTGTTGGCGGGGCTGGTAAATTATTCAAATATTTCATTACTAAATTTAATCCCAAATCTATAATTAGTTACGCCAATCGTTGTTGGAGTAATGGTGGGTTGTATTATCAACTAGAGTTTGATAATGTGACTGATAATATGGCAAATACTGGTTATTGGTATATTAAAAATAATATTCGATATCATCGAAGCAGTTTTACCAAAAATAAATTAATATCTTGCGGGGCAGATTCTGCCTTAACCGAATCAGAAATAATGAATCAATACGGTTATCTCAAGATATACGACTGTGGAAACTACAAATTTCGTTGGAAAACACAGGTTGACCAATAAATCCAGTTGTTGTATAATAGTAGTATAATGAATAACAAGGATATGCAATGGGCACAGCCGGTACTACAGCAAACAAAAAAGATTCAGCTAAGTTTAAAGACTTGTGCGGGCCCACGGACCCTAAATTAGATCGTGAAATCCGCGAAAAACTGATTACTGCTCGGGTAGGATTACTACTCCGTGCCAGCTTTTTTGGTAACTTGGCAACTCGTTTGAAACTAGTTAATGCCGATGAGTGGTGTACCACTGCCGCTACCGATGGCCGTAACTTCTACTATAATAGTCGCTTTATTGACATGCTCAAACCAAAAGAAGTTGAGTTCCTTTTTGGTCATGAGGTATTACATTGTGTCTATGATCACTTTGGTCGTAAAGGCGATCGAGATCATCAATTGTTTAACATTGCCAACGACTATTGTGTAAATGCCGACTTAAAGAAACATCGTGTGGGCGAGTTCATTACCACAGTACCGTGTTTATTTGATCCAAAATATGATGGCATGAGTTCGGAAGAAGTCTACGACATCTTGTACGAGAATGCGGAAAAAATTGACATCGGTGGTTTAATTGACAAGATGTTAGATGAGCACTTGGATGGTGAAGGCGACGACAGTGAAGGTGAAGATGGCGATGGTAAAGAAAA